ATCCCGGCGGCTCGATCAAGCCTCACATAGACTACAATACAGATTATGCTGTGAGATATCATATTCCACTAAAAACTAACAGCGATTGCGGATTTAAAAATACAGACAAGCAAGGTAATAGTGAAGAGTGTTTTATGGATATTGGCGAATGTTGGTTTCTAAATCAAGGGTTTAAACACAGTGCCTGGAACAATGGCAACACTGAACGTTGGCATTTGATTATTAGCTGCCTTACACAAGAAGATTTATATGTTTAAGAACAAAGTAAAAAATAGTTTTATTACTACTGATTTTACAGTTAATCCAACTTTTTGGCAGACCTATATGACAAGTGAATGGACTGATAGTAATAAACTATATTCAGAATATGTAAGTGATGCAACAGGTGGTAAAGAAATGAATAAGTTCTTTGTACAAGAAATACATAATTTTGATAGACCTTTACTAAAATTAATCAAAAGCCTTTGGAACGAGTTTGGTATTCGACCTCGAGATTTTAGATGTAACTTCTTTAGAGTTTTAGAAGGAGGCAATCTTCCTATACATGTGGATGTTAAAAGTGAATGTAGTTTTCTTATTCCTGTAACAAAAAATACAGGTGCATTATATGTAGAGGAAGGCACAAAAGAAAGTATTGTATATGATACACTTACAGTACTTAACACAAAATTACCACACGGAGTAGAAGCACCTTCACAAGAACGTATAGTATTTCATATGGGAATACATGATATAAAATTCGGAGAATTAAATGTATAGGTTAGATAAACAATACGATATAAAAAAAATTAAATCTGAATATGCCGAACTTGTAGAAAAAGTAGGCTGGACGCCAGGCTTACCAGATCATTTTGATGCAATTACTTTGCAGACTGACGGCACTGAAGATTACCATTTACATTATGATATTGACAAATTCTATATTCGACACTGGGACGATAACGATGTAGAGGAATGGACTAAACAAAATGAATCTTTTAAGCAGTTATTAATTCCGCCAGAATGGGAAATGTCAAAATTTATAATTGAAAATAATTTAACAAGAACAAGAATATTACGAATAGCACCTCTATTTGTGTATAATACTCATAAAGACTGGACAGATAGATGTCAATTAGGAATTATTACAAATGAATATTGTTACTACATAGAAGAAAGTGTTTTATATAATATTCCAGATGACGGCTATGGTTATGTTACTGAAACAACAAAAATGCACAGTGCAGCAAATGCTAGTAAAGAACATAGAGTAAATTTAGTGGGATGTATAAATGTGGCATAAAGAATATGATGTAGATATTAAAACAATGTCTGACGAAGAACTAAAGCAAGTTGCAAGAGATATTAACAAACATTTAGTGGTTATATTTAGAAACCAAAACCTTACACCAGAAGATGAACTTAGAATTGCTAGTGTAATGGGTAATGTAAAAGCAAATAAAGGCGAAAGCACTACAGCAAAAGATAATCTAAGTCTCGTACCAGGTGTGCTAAGAGTAACTGGAGAATTAAATGATAGAGGAGAGCCAGGATTATTTGGGCACGAAATAGAGTTAGATTGGCATACGCATCATCCTACAGAAGAAAATAGATGGCCGTTTGTTTGGTTATATAGCGAAAGAGGATCTAAAGGTAGTAGAACTAGCTGGATTAACCAAGTTCTTGCCTATAATGACCTACCAGAAGATGTAAAACAAACAGTAAATGGTATAACTGTCGCTTGCGGACATAAGGTAGGTAATTTTAGTCCAAGTGAAATATTCCAAAATAATGTGGTTTATAATAATCCACAAAAAATTGTCAGAACAAATATTGAAAATCTTACAGGACTATACTTTCCTTTTTTACAAATATTCGATATAGTTGAAGGCGCTACTAATGAGGAATGGCCTGAACTATACAACTATATTAAAAATCATATTTTGCAAGAGAAATATATAATGCATCACGATTGGGAAGATGGCGATCTTGTTATTAGCGAACAATGGTTAAGCATACACAAACGATGGACATTTGCAGATATGAAGACAAGGGTATTACATAGGATCGCATTTGATTATGAACACAGTTACGTATAAGAAATTAAATTTACCTAAATTAGACTTACCAGAAAACTGGCATACAAATGATGTACAACTGAAAGCAAAGGTCGGAGGATATATTGCTTATTATGTAACCAATGAAGTTGATAAGCAAATAAGGAGTATATTTCCAAAAGACTTTTTTCCTAAAAAAACTCATATAATTGCACAGTTTATTGATCCGCAATTAAACGGACTTATACATATGGATAGGCGTGAGTTTGCTATTAACTACATACTTAATAAAGGTGGTTTAGACGCTCATACAAGCGTTTACAGCAGTGATAAAGTACTTGAGAGTAACTATACGCAACAGGAGAACGAGTGGTACTTGTTAAATACATTTAAGAATCATGCAGTACATAATATAACAGATACACGAGTTGCAATAAGTATTAGTTTTTATGAATTTGGAGACACACAATGGAGGTTTATAAATGAAAAATATGAAAGCAAATAAACCATTTGATGACGAAACACTAAAGAACATGGACATTATACATGATCCTAACACTAAGTTCTTTAAAGATCAATACGAGCCTAGTTACAGCATAGATAACTTTATTACAGAACAAGAACGTATACAGTTGCTTGACTTTTGGTATAAAGAGTACAACAATGTTGGCTGGGAAATAAATGGACATATTGTAAACATTCCGCACCCTATACGCTACAGCGTAATAAATGATATTTTACGGTCTAAAGTATATGAACACTTTGGAGAAGACACTGTATTTTACAGCGAAGTTTCAAATGATCCTATGAGTGTCGGTGATCAGATGTTTAAAAGTATTAGACCTTATGGGTTACATACAGACAGTGTTACACATATTCCTGGCTATCGTCCTTACAAAGACATTATTTTACCATTAGAAATACATAATAATGTATCAATAGATTATGTAACTTTTAATCAACGTTATCGCGGAAGAGCTACACATTTTATGAAAAATAGACATATTTCTAATTTTAGCGGCTACAGTAATACCTTTAGATTATTACCATATGAGCAGTACGGAGTCGAAGGTATAGAATACGATAAACTAGACTGGGCATGGATGGAACGTGAAATGCCTGAACACATACCTATGAGCATATACGAAGGATTAAGTATAGAAGAAGTGTTGCCCTGGAAATTGTGTAGTGGTATTGTACAAGATACAAGTGTATTACACGCACCGACAGATTTTAGAAAAAAAGGATGCGATTGGAAAATAGCAATAACATTTCATTTGATGAAAAAGGATGAAACTTATAATAATACTATGGAAGGATATTCTACGTCTTTTAGCAGATATACTCTTAATCCGCCTTTACTGGAGAAATAAATGGAAGATAGATTTAAAAAATATATTAGGCACAATTTTATAGGTGGGCACGAAAACGATTCTAAAATGTTTGTTCCTACTGACGAACAAATGCATTGCGAACAGCAACTAGCAATGTTAGGTGATTATGCTAAGTTGAACTTTAATTTAGATATAGACAAATTTAATAGTGAGATAGAACCATATAACGACAAATGGGTTGATTATCTTCCTAGAGAAGGTGAATCTGATCCTAGATATGGATTGATGCTTTGGGGATTAGAAGGTGATGACTGTAATGATAGTTTAAGTTTGCCTGAAGCTAGAAAGCGTGTAGGACATAAAGTAATGGAAGCTGATTTTAATTATCCTACACAGTTATACAAGGACCTTACTAGCATTCATGATCTTTGCGATTATTTCTCACCTTTAGGAAGAACATTTTTAGTTAGAGCAGACGCAGGAGCATATTTTCCACCACATAGAGATCATCAATATTTAACTAGAGATTGTTTTAGAATATGTGCATTCTTTGATAATACAGATGACGAAGCATTTGAATGGGAACAAAACGGAAGAAGATTGCCGATTACTCCTGGAAATGTAATTTATATTGACACAACTAAAGTGCATAGAACACATGCTTGGGCAAATGGAAGTATTCATCTAATAATGAATATTCCAAAAACTTGGGATAATGTAATAAAATTAATAAGTGTTTTAGGTGTTTAGTTTAAATTAACCCAACTAGATCCGTCATACCCTTGGAACTTTGCAACATCAGTTACAAAAACCATTTCTCCGGCTGTCGGAGCAGTAATAGCTGTATCTCTTGCACTAGCATCTGCATAGACCCCTGGTTTAATTGATCCACCAACTTCTAAACCTGCTGTTGGTACTGTACCAATTGCTCCAGGAACACTAATTTGCATTTTACCATTAGAATGTAATTTAAAATAATTACTAGAATTACCTGAACCTCCCGGCTGTGGGAAATATATCAGGTGATCATTTGTAACATCTAATGTACTAATAGTTGTAGTTGTTGGTCCAGTTGAGTCTGTTTTAGCAAAAGTTAAACGGCCTATCGGCGAGTCATCTGCAAGTGCGCCTGCCTCTGTTCTGTTAAAAACTAGTCTATTGATATCACCTGTGCCAGTAAATTGTAATGAATTATCAGGAGCAGAAATAAAATCAGTTACAACAGATTCAGTCGTAACTGATGAACTTGCTCCGCCTACAACATTACCACTAACGTCTCCAGTTACATTTCCTGTTACATCACCTACAACGTTACCAGTAACATTACCAATTACTACACCTGTGTGTGTACCGTTTGTGTCCCCAGTTACATTGCCTGTTACATTTGCAAATAAAGTGCTATCTGTATCACCGATACCTACTGAAAGTATAACACTACTATCTTCAGAAAGAATATCACCACGCAAAGCGCCATTAAATTCGGCTAAGTTTGCATCTAATATCGTAATACCGTTTGCATCTACAATATTATTGTTTAATGAATCTACTTGATTAAATGTACCTGCTACATTATCATATACTAATACAGAGTTAGTTAAGTTAGTAAAATTAACATCACGTAATGTTTCTAATCGGAAGGTTTCTCTTTCAAATGCTGAAGTTGCGCTATTATACACAAGAACATCATCGTTTAAAACACCTGTTGTATCTGCATCAGTTAATTCGCCTAGTGTTGCTGCGCCACCCGCGGTTGAACTTGCTCTCCAGTCTCCTGAACTAGCATCATATGCTAATACATCTCCATCATTTGGAATTGTACTATCTGAATTAACATCTCCGAAGCTATCAATGCTTAATTCGCCTAATGCTGCTTCTAAACTAACTTGTGTGTTAGTATCTACTGCGTTACCACCTACTGTAACACCGTCACCTACAAAAAGTAGTTTTGTATCTGTTGCATATATTAATTCACCTTCTGCTGGTGTAATTAATAATCTTTCTGAATCTGTTCCTCGTCTTAGACGTAAAGCCATCTCGTAACTCCTGGGTATGCTGCGCTACATGTATTTATGCCTTTTACGCATTTATTATTTTCTTTTCTTAAGGAAATACTTTGTTCTTTTAGTAATATCATGTTTTACTTTAGCGACATTTAGTTCAAAATCTACATTAACTATATGATCGTCGTATTCGTATAATATTTGTTCTATACTATCTTCTATTTCTTCTGACGTTAAATTTTTATTTTTTGGCTTCGTCATATCAATATCCCATACATTACCGTCTTTAAAATATATGAGTACTGACCTGAGGTATTTCATAGGGACTGTATTAATCTCTATATTATTAAATACTTCAGGCCAGCTATCTATAACATCCTTAGGGAGATTATTCTTTTTGTTTTTAGGCACTCTCTTCGGTCTTTTTCGTTTTCTTTTTGGTAGGAGATATTTCATCCGCTTGCTCACGTAACCGTTTTGCTTCTTTAAAAAGCCTATCGGCATCGCTACGATATTTAGCAGCTATTTCGTCATCAGAAAGTACAGCGTTATCTGTACTCGCTACTGGTGTTACAGGATCTGCAATTACTTCTTTGCTTGCAGCTTTCTTTGTTCCTGAACCATCAGATATGGCGAGGTCTCCAACTGTTACTCCTCGTTGTTGAGCTATAATGTCATTTAGCTCACTTAACAAAATTACACTATTACGATCAGGCGTCATTTCTATTTGGTTTGTTGGCATTTTTACCATCTTGCCTTGTGTGTGAAAGGCAGCAAGCATATTTCTACCATCTGGCAAATATGTACGTTGCATAACAGTAGCAAATTCAAATGCTTCTTGTCCTGATGAAGATTCAAGTGTACGCATTAACGTATCGTGTTGATCAGCACCAAGATTTTCTGTAGTTATTACTACACAGTTTTCCGGTTCTCCGGGCACAACTTTGTACGCTACTACCACTTTTCGTTGATTGGCTTTTAGTCTTCCAGTATGTTTTAACATCATATTACGCTCCTTGAGCACTTCCTTGTGCAGGCTGCGATTGTGCAACAGCACCTAAAAATGCTTCTAACTTACTGTAGGTTTGTCCTACAGTCATCATTTCATTTGGTTTAAAAGCACCACGTTGACTAGCAACATCAATAATTGATTTTAGTGCATTAAGGTCATTAATTGTTAATTCTGGACCTTGATCTGCTGCCGGTGCTTGTTCTTGAACTTGTGGTTCTTGAACTTGATCTTCTTTTGTCATAGACATTTTCTCCTTTAGTATAGTATATATTAGTTTTTTATTAATTATATTTTAAATGTGGACAAGCTAACATAAAATATGATAGCTCTTTTGCCTCTTCAAATCCTATTTTTAGAGAATAGGAAATAGAGTTTTCGTCATTTAGCATTACATGTCTGCCTACATAGTATCTACTTTTTAGATTACTATCTATCCATTTAGATATAGCAGATTGCATATTGTAATTAAGAGGAAGCTCTGCATATTCAAATGTATCAGGTGGAAATTCTGTTCTCCTTACATTAAATACATTATAGATATTAGGTTTAAACTTTTTCAAGCCGCTTCCTCATAGTGAGCTGTAACACCAAACGGTGCTTCGAGATTCTTATCGTGGTGGCTGTGAATAACAAATACTGTTTCGCACCAGTCTGGGTCGCCCCAGCTATCCCACGCATAACCGTCTGTAAACATCAAGAACTTTTTGGGTTGAATATCTTGTTCTTTCATATACTTCCAGTTGGCATCAAAGTCGGTGCCGCCACCGCCCATAATTTCGTAGTCTAACAAGTCTTCACCGTCATCTGCTGTAAAGTCTTGCTCATTATATACCTTAGTGTCAAAGCACCATACTTTAATTTTGTAATCTTGATATTCGTCCATAATGCCTTTAACTTCGCCTAAGAAGTCTTCACCTTGTTTACTACCGATTGATCCGCTCATATCAATTGCTACACAAATATCAATAGTATCTTGAAAACTCATACCTGGCAAAATGGCACCGCTTTGGTAGCCTTTACGTGAAGGACGACTAAATGTATAATCACTTTTAATAGTTGATTGTATTTGTTGACGTAATAATTCACGCCAGTTCATTTTAGGTTCAGTAAGCTCTTTAATCATACGCTGTACACCTGCAGGTGTATTACCTGCTCCGGCACTTTGAGAACTAGCAATCATTGCTTCTTTTACTTCGTCACGTATTTGATCCATTTCGGCTTTGCTGTACTTAGGACGACCTTTACCGTTTTTGCCCTGTCCGTTACCTTCGTCGCCGTCTTCGCCTTCTAAGTCTAAATGTTCGTCTAACATTTCTCCTAGTTGTTTTACAAACTCTTCACCATTCTTTTTAGCTTCATCAAATAGTTCGTCGTAAACAGCTTCTGATGTCCAACCTTCGTATTTGAAGTCTTGATAACAATCGATAAAGCTAGGCTTAGTACCGATTCGATCACGTACAAGTAGATTGTTTACAATGTAATCTGCGGCAATATTGTACAGCATAGGATTACGACTTTCACGTCTGCCTAAGTGATCAAATACCATATGTAAAATTTCGTGTGCAATAACAAACTCAATTTCTTTATTATTCATTGCATTAAAGAACTGAGTGTTGAAATACAAGTTACGACCGTCTACAGCCGCAGTCATCAACCAGTCATCGGCAGCAATAATCTTTAAACGTGTTGCCATATTACCAAAAAATGGATGTCTTAATAACAGTCCTACTCGAGCAGTAATGATACGATCGAGCACATCTTTCTGCATCGTTTCGAGTTGATCGTCGGTGATATCAGGATCAGGTGCCCAGTGTTTTAGTTTAGTTTGAGTATCTTTTGCAGACATTTGCATTGCTACGTATGATGGTAAAAAGTCTAACATTGTTTGCCCTTTATTACTTATAATGTTATTATAACACATTTATAACATTTGTCAAGCTGATTGTGCTGCCTTAATATACTTACCATATTTTTCGTGGAATTCGTCAAAGCAATCTACTTCGTCTGGATCAATCGGCAATGCATACTGCGTAAGTGCCAACTTAATACCCATAACAACTAATTCTGTTTCAAAGTTATCCATAGCAAAACGTAGGAAGTTATTAACTTTTGAATCAAACTTTTTATCGTTTGTATCTGCTGATTCTTTTAATTCATAACATAGACTTACTGTAAGAGAATATTTTGCACTAATTTCGTCTGTCTTCAGTTCTTTAACTTTACCAGCAAGGATGTCAGTTGGGTTAGGCATGCTGGACGCAACTTTACGATGTGCCATAAACTTTACTGCAAGACCTTCGCCTACGGCACCGGCAACTAAGTCTGTTGTTGTACCTGCATCTAACTCATCGTCTAGTAGTTCACTAACAAACGACCATGAACGAGGTGTTGCAAACGAACGTGATGAACTTTTAGGATCAAAATCGTAAAGATCTTGTTTTGCAAACTGTAGGTAACCTACAACGTCGGTATTGATTTTATTATCAACTGCCCAGTTAAACCAGTCGTCAAATGCAACACCCATTTCAATGTGTATGAAACGATTAGCTAACGGAGCAGGCATACGGTATGTAACACCTTTGTCAGCTTCACGGTTACCTGCGGCAATTATAGTAACATTATCTGGTAATTTGTATTGTCCTACACGACGATTAAGAATCAACTGGTATGCTGCCGCTTGTACACTAGGCGCTGCCGAATTCATTTCGTCTAAGAATAGTGTAATGTGATCGAACTGCGCCGCAAATTCTTCTGTTGGAAGTTCGCTAGGTGCACCCCAAACCATTGTACCTGAGTTACTGTCAAAGTACGGAATACCTTTAATG